CAGCGCACGACCGATTCTCTTTCCGAGCATCGTGCCGATGTACGCCTGCAAATTCACGGCTTCATCTTGAAGCAGTTGCAGCGATACGCGAACGAGCAGCGACGTGTACATGAACGCGGTTAAATTCCGAGCGCCGAAAACGAAGTCTTGCTCACCGACTTGCGTGTTTTCGTCGAGAATTGCACCGGCGTTTGCCGTGTCGTCGTTCGTTGGATACGGAATGGTGTTACCGCTTGCCGTCCGTAGCAATTGGGGACCACCCGAACCAGCCGGATTCGCGGCATTCAACAGACCCGAAAAATCCTGCATCGTTTCGGTGATGAATCCTGCAAAACCTTCCGGCACGGTGAACCCACCCGCCGCGTCGGTGCCGACGCCTTGTGCGCGTGTTTCCATTTCCGCTTGATACCGGGTCAGCAATTCGCGCTGTTCCGGTGCCAATGCCTGTGAGCCGTCGCGCAAATAGACGTTGTATGCGTCATTGTACGCGTCGAGTGCGCGGCCTTCGGCCAACGTTCTGACTTCGGGTTGGCCGTCGTCGTCGTCGTCGTCGTGTGCCGTCATGTCCGGAAGTCCGCCGTCGAGCTGGCCGACTGACGACGTTTCCATCTTGTGAATGCGCTCGGCATCCTCGATGCGTTTTTCCACGTCTTCGTAATCGACTAGCAATGCGTCCCACGCCGTTCGTTCCTCGGGCGTGAAACCTCGATCTTCCGTTTCGGCTGTGCTGTGCATGTCGCGCATTTGTTTTGCGATCACGCCCAGACGTTCTTTAAGTTGTTTCATTTTCGATTCCTCAAAAATTGGTTTGCGCAAAATTCAGCCGCATAGGCGTCCGGTCATTTTGCATTGCAGCATAGGCTACAACCCGGAAAATTGGGTGCGGCGCAAAAATGCGTCGCGATTTCGTTTCTCCAACTCCATGTCGGCGGCCAGCACTTCGCATTCGTTTTGATATGCGCGAAAACTCGCCTCGCCGACTGACGTTGCTTGGAATGCCGGGAATGTTACCGGCGACACGTCAAAAATTCGCATGAATTTGGTTATGGTTCGAATCAACACGCCATCTTCGTTTTCGTCAAACGACGCGCCACCCGGCGCCACGATGAATCCAAAACTCGCTTGGTCAACATCGCCGCGTTGAATCGGCCCCAAAACCAAATCCCGAATCGTTTGCGTGTCGGGCAGTTCGATTTCGAACCGTAAACCTTTGCTGGTGATTTCCAATTCCAGCGTTTCGCTCCGCGTTCGACCCAACACGAAATTGGCGTCGTGATTGAACAAACCGCGAACGTCGGTCATGTCGGCGTCGTCAAACGCGCCCGGCATGATTTGCTCGCGAAAGCCGCCGAGATTTTCGCTCAGGGATTCGAAAACGGCGGCAAGACCGACCAGAGTCGCCGCGCCGTCGTCAGTTTGCCGAATCTCGACCGTGCTGCTGTAATTGCGGCACTCGTAACCTTGCGGCATTGAATTTTTCATTTTGTCGTCCTCTGCAATATGTTCCCGGCCATTTCCGCGGCACCTTCCGTTTGCCATCGAATCAAAACGTTTTCGAATTCATCCGTGTTGCGAGAATCGAAAATTTCCAATCCGTGATCGATGCAATATCGTTCTGCTTGTTCCTCGGTCAGCGCCAAATTGGATTTGACCATTTTGCGATGCGAATTATAGAAAGTTTCCAGCAATTCCGCTAATTCGGCGTCATTCGTCGCTTTTCCGAAAATTCGGCGCAATTGGATCGCTTCTTTGTTCGCACACCGTTCAGCGGCGGTTTTGGCGAGCAAAAACATGCGTTCGTCGTCCGTTTCGTCGCCAGAATCGTTTTCCGAGTCGTCGGCGTCGCCGTTGTCGCCGTTTCCGCCATTTCCGTCGGTTTCGGCGGGTTCTTCGCCAACTACTTTCAAATTTAGCGGAACCAGCGGGTCGTCCAACCCATCCAGCGGATTCATGTCCTCAAATGCGCGAACTTCGTTGCGAGTCACCCATCCGTTTTGAATTCCTTTCGCGTGAACCTCGGAGCGCGTTTTTATGTCGCCACGAATCAACGCGGCAACGTTGAATTTGAAAACCAACCCGTCGGCTATTTCCTCGGGCGTCAGCAGTTTGCGCGTTAATTCCTGCTCCCACCGAACAATCCACGGCATCATTGTGAATTGGACGAAGTGCGTTCCCATCATTTCCAGATTGTTGAACGTCGCTTGGCCCATTTTATTTAGGAAATGCAACGGCAACCGGAACATTCTGCCAATTTCATCGACTTCGAATTCGCGGGTCTGCAAAAATTGAGCATCTTCGGGCGGCACGGCGAATTGCTGGTATTTGGCGTCGCCATCCAACACCAAAAGTCGATGCGCGTTTTCGCCGCCTGTTTTCTTTTCGATTTGTCGCCGAATCTTGTCCGGGTCATTGATTTTGCCGGGGAACGACAACAAGCCGCCGGCGTGAGCGCCATTCGCGAAAAATCTCGATCCGAAACGTTGCGCGGCGAGTGTTGCGCCTAGCATTTCGCGCTGTTCGCCGATTATCGACATGCCAATGATGCCGTTGCGCGACAACGCCGGGAAATGCAGTATTTCCGTCGCCGGGATTTCGCGTTGCGGACTTAGCGTCGTGTTGTCGAACCTAAACCGCGTCTGGAAAACCAGCGTGCCATCGCCTTTGACGATTGGACGCGTATCGGACGGCTGCAACGGCCAAAGTTCCATCGGCTCCTGCATCGCATTCCGGCGAATCCAAACGTAACCGTTCCCCCACGTCAACACATGTGCTTGCACCGTCGAACGCAAAACGACCGCCGACATCATTGAATTGGGAGAAAATTTGATTCGTTGCAGCGCCGGGTGTCCTCGGACCGCTTCTTGCGTGCCGTCGTCGAGGTTTCGAATCAATTTGATTGGCAATTCCGCGAGCGTGTCTGAAATCGTGTTGACGGCAGACCAAAACGCGGTGATTTGCGTCGCGTTGCGCTCGGTCACGACAATGTTGGCGGTAGTGGGTTGCGCTCCGAATGCGTTGAACAACCAATTGGCCGGGTCGCTCAGGGAAGTGGATGGGTTTTCCAGCGATGCACGCCGTTCGAATAATCGGTCCAATATCATTTTTGAATTGCTCCAATGACCGCCAGCGTCAGCATGATTGCGCCGCCGATTATACAGGCGACATCGAAGCCGAAGCGAATCGTCAGCCCGAAGCATATTGCTGCGAAGCCGACCAGAAGCATTGCGTCGCGAATCATACGACCATCACCGTTGGGTCGCTTGCCAAGTTTTCGTCGGCCAATAATCGATTCATGCCGAGACAAATGGCCACCGGTCCGTCGATCTTATTTTCCGCGCGTTCCTTCCTTGGGTAGATATTGTCTTTGAAATCTTGCTTCACCACAACATTCGATACCATCCAAGTCATAATTTCGTTGCCGTCATGGTGAAAACGGCCGTCTTTGACCAGCGCCTCCCACCATTTCAGCGGCTCGCTAAAATTCAGCACGGTCGGGCGCACCTCAACCATTCCCAGACCTTCATCTTCCAAATGCCAGGCCCATTGCGTCGCGTTGTGACCCGGATCGAAACACACTCCCCACAATTGGTGATCGTCACGCAGCTCGCCCACGTCCGTTTCGATGTGGTCCATATCGATGATATTTCCCGGCGTCGCGATCAATAACCCGCGTCGGCGCCACCCGTCGTATTGAGAATTGGTGCCGGATTGAATTGCCGCCTCCGGTAAGTAAAATTTGGGGAAGCAATAGACGTGCGTTTCGTCGTCGATCACTTTTTTGTACAAATTGGCAACGGCATTCATGTCAATTTTGGATGCTAAATCGACTCCGACCCACAAATCGCATTCGCTGAAATCGGATTCTTTCAGCGTGGCGTCGGCGCACTTGTCCCATTCCTGCATGTTCATCCACGCCGTTTCAGCGTTGCACCAAAGATTCAATCGTTTGGTTAGGAAATTGTTCATCGATGCCGGTGATTCCTCGGCCTTTCGCGCAAGGCGTTCCATGTCGAACGGGTAAACGGAAACGCCGTAATTCGGATTGGCTTTTTTCCACGCCTTGCGATCCATCGGCTCGTCGTCTTCGTCAAGCGTGAAAATTACCGGAAAGAATGTTTCGTCGCGAAAGATTCGCTGCAATATTTTGATGCCGTAGGTTCGTTGCTCGTAGCAAATTCCCGCCTTGTTATATCCCGCCGTGGTGATGTTCAAAATAAGCGGTTGCGTGCGTGACCCCGTTGCCGTTTCCAACACGTCGTAGAGTTCCCGCTTTTTGTGCGCGTGCAATTCGTCATTGATGGCGCAATGCACGTTCAACCCGTCGAGCGTTTCGCCTTGCGAATGCAACGGCTCAAATTTGCTGGCGTGATCGGTAACCGAAATATTTTTCGCGTTGGTTTCCGCGCCAAAATGATTTCGAAATCCACGCGCCCGCTCGGCCATCGATTTGGCATCGGCCCAAACTATTTTCGCTTGTTTGTGCGTCGTCGCGGCTGAATATACTTCCGCGCCTTCCTCGCCGTCGGCAACCAACATGTAAAGCCCGATTGCCGACAACATCGTTGATTTGGCGTTTTTTCTGGCGACTTCCCAATACGTTGTGCGAAAGCGCCGGGTGTTTTCGTGCATTAGCGCGTTGCCATCGTGATCGAATAGCGTTTTGGCGCATTTCCAACCGAATAGCGTCGTGATTAGGAAACATTGCCACGGTTCCAGCGTCAGCAATTCGCCGCGTTTCGCCCAATCTCCCTTGATGTGCGGCAGCTTTTCGACGAATTCGCACGCACGATTTGCCGCTTGCACGTCGAAATAGTATGGAAATGTTTTGCGGCGTTGTCGTTTCAGGTCGCGCAATTGCCGTTCGCACGCCTGTTTGATGTATTCGCACGCCAGCACCTTGCCGGAAATGACATCATCAACGTATTGCCCGGCGAGCTCGCAATGATTCAAAAGTCAGCCCATCGATTCTTGCCTTCGCCGTCGGCGCTCGCGACCAATCCGCTGCGACTCGATGGCGTCATGCCGAATTCCGCTTGCAACGTTCGACACACGCGCTCGGCGTGCTTGTATTTTGTCCACGACGGATTCCAAATCACGCCGCCGGTTCGCGTCGTCAATAACGTGCCACGCTCATTCATGTCAGCGAGCGATTCGTGCATCGTGACCCAGTTGCGCACGTACATTTCCAACGCGTCCAAATCCAGCTCGGTCAACACGCGGCACGCTGACAATTGCACGCACATCGACACCCATTTCGCCGATTGGAATTCGTCGAACTCAATTGGCGCGGGCGGTTCGAATATTTTCGGCGGTAACGGTTCTTCCTCATTGATTGGCCGGTTACCCGGATTGCCCTGAATCAATTTCAGCGCCGTCGGTTTCGCCTTGCGTCCTGTTTTAGCCACCGGCTGGCTCCGGTATGTATTCCCATTGGTGCGCGGCAACGTCCAACCTGAAACCGGCATCGCGCAGCATATTCCCGCCTTTTACGATTTTGTGATCGCGACGCGTGCCTAAATAGCGCCATCGCTCCGATTTTTTGAACGCCTTGTAAACCGGGATCGAGGAAAATTTTGCCATGACGTGAAAATTCCGTTCGTGCATGATCGCGCTTGTCTCGTTTATCAACAGCAAACCTAAACCGAGTCCGACGTAATCCGGATGGACGACCGCTCGATTGCAATGCATTTTCATTTTCCCGCCGTACAGTCGGTCCTCATTTCGAAATGGCACGTAGTTGGCGAAACAAACGAAACCTATTTGATCGATGCCGAGAAACATGCCGAACAAAGCGATGTGGCCGCCCGGCAATCGGTCGCTCAGATAGTGATACTTGCTAAAATATCGCCAAGATTCTCGGTCGATTTCCCTGATGTCGAAATCAAGCGTTTCTTTTCTGCTTCGCCGAAGTGACCTCCGATCAACAAACGTCTGTTTGTTGCAATCGATTACCCAATCCGGTTGCAGCCAATCCATAACGTCGTAATGACATGACAGCAAAACCACCTGTTTTTCAGTTCGTCGCGCCCACTTTTGAATGCATTCGGACATGATTTTGCCAACCGTGCGGTCGACTACGGACGTCCATTCGTCAATGACGACTCGCGAATCTTCACGCGACATTTGCAACGCGATTTCGGCTCGTTCCTTTTGACCGTTCGACAACGTGAGCGCCGGGCGAATCCAGCACGGCACTTGCGACAACCCGACGCCCATAAGATGCCGCGCACATTGGTCATATTCGAATTCGTCGGGAAATTGCTCAATCACCGGCTTGTCCGGTTCCAGCAATCGAATCAACGCGTCGGATCCATATATCATTTCGGCCAATGTCGTTTTGCCCGACCCGGATGCGCCCACGATTAGCCCGACGTTGAATTCGGTTTCAATATCGGCATCGACCGAAAATTCGTGGCGCAGTGTCTTTTTCACGTCGATGTCGAGCGAGTTCGCGGCTTTGGCACAACGAAACGAATCCCACACCGGCGATTGCAATGTCAACGCGTAATTTTTCATTCCAGCACCTTCACATTGACGCTTCGGCCTTTCATTTCGTCGAATACCTTTTGCATCTTTGCTTCGGTTTCGAATTCCAATTGCAGTAAATACCGATTGCCGCCTATTGTCACGTTATGCTCACCGCGTACCGTTTGCCTCGCATCGCCGTTTCCGAAGTCGGGAAAGCCGATTGGCGTCAAATCACCATCG